TACAACAGTCACTTTGGGTGCATCTACTAACGAAGTTATACCTGGCATGGTTCTAGCAGTAGACCAAGGTGGATCTGTAGGAGAATTTCCTGCTGGATCTACTGTCACTGTTGTTAGTATTACAAATGGAACTACTGTAGAGGTAGACACAGCAGCTAGTGCTTCTGGATCAGCTGACATTACATTTGCTAGTACCGCACCAACTATTGTTACAATTCCTGGTGGAACAGCAAACTTAGTTGTTGGACAGATTCTTTCTGGATCAAATACTACTGTCGCAGATGGACTTGAGATTACTAATATTATTGATGCTAACGATATTGAACTTGATGCAGCTGCAACAGCTCCTTTTTATCAAGCAAATCTAACCTTCACACCTAAGTGGGGTGTTGGAACATCAGCATTTACATATACAATTGATGTTGTTGGAGCAATAGAAACTTTAACAGTTACAGACGGTGGCACAGGATATGTTGTTGGTGATGAATTAACTGTTGCATCAACCGATCTTGTCAATCCCATTGATTATTCAGTTAAGTCTGAAGCTGTACAACACCTAACATTTACAGGAACAGTTGCAGATACTGTCTTTACTGTTGGCGATGAATGGGAGATTGATGGTGGTGGAGAAGGTGGTGCAGCATTTGAGGTAGGATTTGTTAAGTCCACAGGTGGTAATGTTGATTATATTTTATTACTTGGAGCATCTTTCTCTGATGGAGATGCTATTAGAAAGGTTGGAACTACTACAACATACACTATTAATGTTGCTAGATCACCAGAAGGTAAGTTTTATATATCTCCTGCGGTAGGTAGTTATAGTTACGCACCAGATCTGACATTCTATGTTGGAGAGAGGTATAGATTTGCTCTTGATGCCTCAATGACCAGTCATGAGATTAAGTTTAGTACATTTCCAGATGGAAAATGGGCAGAGGTAGGTCCTATAGCTACAACAGTTACTGCTGGTAATGATACTATCAATGTAACGAGTACTTCTAACATTTCAGTTGGAATGTCGGTAGAGGAAACAGGAAATGATCCTGGTCAATTAGGAGAGGGCACAGTAGTAACAGAAGTTATAAATGCAACTCAAGTTCGTGTATCACCAGCTCCAACTATAACTGGTAATATTAGTATTAAATTCAATGGAGTAGAATATACTGATGGTATTACTGTAACCTCAACATATGTTGAGATAAAGATCACAGACAGCACACCATCAACCCTCTATTATTATTGTGAAAATCACCCTAATATGGGTGGCGAAGATGGTGACGAGGCAGTCATCACAGTTGATGCAAATAATCCAAGAGTATTTGGTAGTGGATTTTTAGCAGAACTTACAGACGTTACAGTTGTAGATGTAGTTAAACTTGACGTTGAAACTGGAAAGATTACATGTCTTGATATTCAATCACCAGCTGCAACATTTACCAATGCTTCAGTAGCAACTACATTATCTGCTTCTAACATTTCTGGTAATGTAATTTCACTATCCACCATCAATGCATCCACTGCTTTGGACATCAATGCAGGAACGAGTATCAATTTGTCTGGTGACGTAGCACTTGGAGCATATGCTACTGTTGCCAATACTACTGGTAACATTACAACTACTGGTGAGGTCAAAACAACCACTCTCTTTAATTCAAATGATGCATTGAAGATTGAAGATGCTAATATTGAATCAATCAATAATTATGATTTAGAAATGACACCTTTTGCAGGAAGACTTGCAAAGGTAAACACAAACACTGCATTTGTAATTCCAGTTGGTACCTCTTCTGAAAGACCCACTGGTTTAGCAGCAGATGGATCTATTAGATTCAACAGTGATACAAATCAATATGAAGGGTATAGCACTACCTCCTCATCTTGGTCATCTCTAGGTGGTGTTCGTGATTTAGATGGTAATACTTATATCCTAGCAGAATTAACTGTAGGTGCTAACGACAACACACTACATTTTGTTAATGACAGCACTGTTACTCAAAGATTTACTCCTAACTGGCATGAGTATGTAAATGTTAAACAAGTTAGATCTGTAAATATAACAGCTCCAACATACTCAGAATTTATTGCAAACCAACCTGTTGTTGAAGGAGATTATATCAAATGGAGAAACAATATTTACGTTGTGCCCAATGGAGGACAGGGAACCACTGCCACAAGTGGTAGTGAACCAACACATACAACAGGAACACAACCAAATGGAACAGCACAACTAGAATGGTTTGCATCTGCGGTTGCTCCACTTACATTTGAGGAGATTGAAGAGGTTAGAATTTCTCCATTAGGAACTACACCTCTTGTTATTAGTGGTGATTTGAGATTACTTGGTAATAAACTATCCACAGATATAAGTGATCTTGTCTTACAACCTAATTCTGGTAAGAGAGTAGATATAAATTGTAACACTACATTAACAGTTCCAGTTGGAGCTGATGCAGATAGAGGATCTGCAATCCAAGGTGGTATCAGATTTAGCACAGACGCTGGACAGTTTGAGGGATATGATGGAACCAACTGGGGTTCACTTGGTGGTGTGAAAGACGTTGATCAAAATACTTATATTATTCCTGAGACTTCACCTGGCGCAAATGAAAATATTCTATATTTCTATAACGATGGTAACAACACAGCTCAACTAACCACCACCGCACTAGACTTTTATGCTGTTGATACAATCAGATCAATGACATCTGATGAATTAGAGGTAACATCATCACTGATTACTTTTGATAGTGCAGCTACTACACTAGACAATACTACCGCAACAACCACATTCTTACATTCTGCAAAACAATACTTTGATTTGGGTCTATCCTCTGGTTTGTATGTTGAACCAGTATTACGACTTGATAATCAAGGTGATGTGTATTTCAACACTACATTTGGAACAGGATCCTTTACAGGAGTAAAAGTTTTTGATGGAGATCTCACAGAGTTTGAACTTGCAGATACCACAACAAGAACAACTGATTTAACTTTAATTAAAGGAACAACAAATACTGGTGGTTCTATCATTTATGATCCAGCTGTTGAGGTTGGATCAAAGACAGTGGTTACTGCACACAATCCAACAACAGGAGAAAAGGAATATATTGAGTTTGGTGTTATAGATAATGGAACAGATGTTTTCCATACAGAGTATGGTAATGTCAGGACTGGTCAACAACTTATTATTCCAACATTTGAAGTGACTGGTGATAACAAAGCTAAGATCAATTTTGAACTTGGTGCTGGAATTGGAAGTACACAATCTATTAACATCACTATAACATCTCAAATAACTAAGAAGTAACATGGCAACACAATTAGAAAAATTTGATTCTACTGGTGGATTTTCTATTGATAAAACCACAGTAGTAGATGAACTTAGAAATGGTAAAGATTTTAATTCGTTAGAGATTAAAAACAGTAATTTTACTGATAGTAGTACAACGAATTATATTCTTAGGGGTCTTAATACTGCTGTATTACAGTTAGATAATGTTGGAACACAAATTCCTATCGCTGCTAACACTTTAAATTTTGTCACTGGTAATATCATTGCTGTCAATCCAACAGGAGTTGTTTACGGAGCTAAGATTGAATCAGTTGCCTATGCAAATTCCGTAGGAGATGTTTCTGTTCTCTCCAGTATGAACACTGTTATTAAAGATGATATCCCTGCAGGACAAACATGGGATATCCAACCTTTAGGATCATCATTCCGTTTTAGTTACTCTACCACTAGAGCTGGTACAACAAATGTCATTAAATGGGTAGTCTCTACACAAGTCATAAGTATTGAATGGCAGTAAATGCAAACTTAATGCTAAATATAAAAAGGAATAACTAGGCGTTAACGTAGCAGGCACCATGAGTTTTAATATCAATTCTGACAAGGAATTTGTAAGAGGTTCTAAACCACGTCTTATTGGCGATCAGGAACTTACAATCAGAGCTGGCACAGGTTCTGCCGAAAAGGAAATCATCAGAGCACAGTTAGATGGCAACACTGCTCTACCTCGTGTTGGTATTAACAGAACTGGTGAGCGAGTTAATGAAATTACAATCGTTACAGGTGGTTCTGGATATACTACTGAACCCTCTGTAACAATTGGTGCTCCTAATATAGCAGGTGGTATTCAAGCACTCGCCTCTGCATTTATTTTTAATGGTCAAGTTGTTAATATTGCAATCAATAATCCTGGTTCTGGTTACACGTCTGCTCCTACCGTAACTATCACTGGTGGTAATGGTGGAGGTGCTACTGCTACATCTGTACTTGATACTGTTGACTTTGAACTTGATATTAATGGTGCTATTAGAACTTCTACCTCTATCATTTCTGATACAGCAAGAATTCTAAACCTTGATATTGATAACTTTATTACGCCTGACACAAACTTCAGAGCTCCTAATCTGAAGACATTTATGAACAATACTGGTACTCAATGGGGTGCTAATGTTATTGTTCAGAAAGACTCATACAGATATTTTGGTGCTAACGTTTATCAGGCAATTAACTCTGGACAGACAGGTACTGAGGCACCTGTACACCTTGATGGAACTGCATTAAACGGTGAAGTTACATTTAAACATATTGGTTTTCGTGCTAATGATACAAATGCATTTAAATTTGGTGAGACTGGAGAAGCTGGTATATTTCCAAGATCTATCACACCTCTACTAGGTGACAGATCAGACAAGATTGCAACTACAGAATATGTTCTTAACCTAGCAACTA